TTTACCGCACCAATATGCAAAATGCCTATATGGCCGGGCGTTGGCAGGAACTGCAAGACAACCGTGCCGCCATGCCTTATCTGCAATACACCGCCGTTATGGACAACCGCACCCGCCCGCTGCACCGCGAGCTGCACGGGCAGGTGTATCACATCGACGACCCGTTTTGGGATACCTTTTACCCGCCCAACGGCTTTAACTGCCGCTGCACCGTAACCGCCTACAGCGCGGCCGATTTGACCCGGCGCGGGCTGGAAGTGGCCGACAGCGAGGGGCGGTTGGAAGAGGTGTACCGCGTGGTGAACAAAGCGGGCGACACCGAGCCGACCCGCGCCATCCGTTTGGCCGACGGCCGCTCCTTTATGGCCGACCGCGGCTTTGACGGCAATGTGGGCAAGCGGCACTTGGCGCAGCTGGGGCAGTTGCAGATGCAACGGGCGGTGGATTTGCCACCGCGGTTGGCGAGTATGTCGGTCAATCAAGCATTGGATAACCTGATTTTGCGCCGGGCGGTGGCAGATGATTTGTATCAGGCCTATCAGAGATTGATGACGGCCAACCGACCGCAGAACCAGCCTGCATTTGTCGGTGCGGTCAGCCTCCACACTTTGGATGAATTGGCCCGCCGGCAATTGCCGTTGCCGCAGAGTGCGATTATTGCCTCATCGGACAGTTTGGTGCGCCATGCCCAACGCTCGGTTAAGGCCGGGGTGGATAAGACGCTGCCGGCTGATTTCTGGCAGCGTTTACCCGACCATATCCGCCAGCCGTTATCGATATATTTTGAGGCGGCGGCCAATGCCGAAACCAACCCGTCTTTGCTCTACTTTTACGCAGACCCGACGGATGCGGATTATCTGTATAAGCTGGTGGTGCAGATGGATTATGACGGCTTCCGCCGCTCGAAAAATCCCACTACGGGCAAGCGTGAAAACCTGATTGTGAATGTGGTGGATACAGGAACGAGAATTAAAAGAACCGGCACGGATTGGTCTAAATATGTCCTGTTGCACGGGCAGAATTTGAAATAGGGTAAATAAGGCGGTGGTAGGACTTGAACCTACATCATAACCTCGTGATACGAGCTTAACCTTTAGCCTTAGCCTTGCGGCATTACATTAGGAAACTCCCGCCTTATTATTGGATTACAGTATAGCATGATCGAAATCGAAATCAAGACGTTAGAGTTGCAGCAAAACATCAGCCGCGCAGCACAAGGCTTGGAACAGCGCGGCAGCCTGATGCGCCTGATTGCCGGCAGGCTGCATCAGGCGGTGGATGAAAACTTTAACAGCCAAGGCCGCCCGGCTTGGGCGGGGCTGAAGCTGGGCAGCCAGCTCTCCCGTGCCGGGGCACTGACGAAACGCGGACAGGTATCGCAGGCGCGGTTTGACAAGTATGTGCGCAATCACAAAATCCTGCAAAAAACCGGCCGCCTGCGCAACAGCATTACCGAGGCCAGCGATAACGACAGTGCGCGGGTGGGCACCAATGTGGCCTATGCCGCCATTCACAACTTCGGCGGGCAAACCGCCGCGCACATGATTTACCCGCGCCACAAAAAGGCACTGGCATGGGCCACCGGGGCGTATCCGGTAAAAAGCGTGAAGCACCCCGGCAGCCGTATTCCTGCCCGCCCGTTTATGCAGCTTACACCACAAGACGAGCACGAGCTGGTGGAGACGGTGAGCGACTATTTGGCCTCCGTCTGCGGCCTGCCTAAAGGCAGTTAAACGGCCCCCGCCCAAAATCGCGCCAAACGGCGTTTAAACGGCTTGGGTATGGTTTGGTATATCCCCGCCGCCGACCCCCGCTAAAAAACGCGCTTTATAGCCTCTTTATAGCCATCGCGCCGCAGCCGCCCCGTCGGCTGTTTCACCCGCGCCAAAACCAAGTGAGGCGCTTCAAAGATTTTTCCCCCGCTTCCGGCTGCACAATGCGGCCATGAACAAGCATACCCCTCCCCCGTTTTTACTGGCTGCCTGTTCCGTCCCGGTGGACGGCACGGTGCAGCGCATCCAGCTTATTCCAGCCGGCGAGTTCCGCGCCAACGACGGCCGCCCGGTTGATGCGCCGTTTTGGCGTTTAAACCCGCAGCGTGCAGCCGTCTTGGTGGCCGAGCTCAACGCGCGGCCGGTGCGGCTGATGGTGGATTACGAACACCAAACCCTGTTTACCGCGCAAAACGGGCAGCCCAACCCGGCATCGGGCTGGCTCTCCGGATTTGAATGGATAGACGGCAAAGGGCTGTATGCCGAGGTGCAGTGGACGGCCGCGGCCAAGCAGCGGATTGCCGGCGGCGAATACCGCTACATCTCGCCGGTGTTTCAATACACGCCTACGGGCGACATCCTTAGCCTGTTGCCTCCCGCGCTCACCAACACCCCGGCGCTTGACCAACTCGACCCGGTGGCCTTGGCTGCCGCCTCCCGATTACTTAACACCCTCCAACCCTCTCAAAAGGACGAAGCAATGAACGAAGCACAAAAGCTGATGCTGTCGCTGCTTGGGCTGCCTGAAACCGCCAGCGAGGCGGAGCAACTGGCCGCGATGCAGCAAATCCAAAGTAGCACCGATGGCAAAAAGCTGGCCGAAGCCTTGGCCGCTGCCAAAGAGGCAGCCAAGCCGGAAAACAAACCGGCCGAGCCGAACCCGACCACCGCTCCTGCAGCACCGGCAGGCCAGCCGGCCAATGACGAGCCCGGCGCACCCAATACCGCTGCTGCCTCGCAACAGGTGCCGCTGTCGGCACTGCAAGGCTTGCAACAACAAGTGGCCGCCCTAAGCCAGCAACTGGCTGCGCACGAGGCGGAAAAAACCGCGCAACTGATTACCGCCGCCCTTTCCGACGGCCGACTGCTGCCGGCGCAAAAGGCATGGGCGGAAGGCTTGGGCAAAACCAACCCGCAGGCGCTGGCCGAATTTTTGGCCACANCCGCATAGACGGCAAAGAAAAAACACTGACTATCAGCAAATATCCCACCGTTTCCCTTTCCGAAGCCCGCCAAGCCGCCGAAAACGCCCGCCGCCTGCTTTCAGACGGCCAAGATCCTAGCGCGGCCAAGCAACAGGCCNGCGCAGCCTTTGGCCGCCCTAAGCGCCACGCAGACCGGCGGCATCCCGCCCGCTGCCGCGGAAAAAGGCCTGACTGCCGACGAGGCAAAGGTGGCGGAGATGCTGGGCATCAGCGCCGAAGATTACGCAAAACAAAAACAGGAGTAAGCAGCCATGATTATTACCCCGGACGCCCTTAAAGCCCTGATGACCGGCTTTCGCAAAAACTACCAAGACGGCTTGCAGATTGCCAAAAGCCAATACAAGGACATCGCCACCGTGGTGCCATCCAGCACCAAATCCAACACCTACGGCTGGCTCGGCCAATGGCCGGGCTTTAGGGAGTGGGTGGGCGACCGCGCCTTTAATGATATGGCGGCGCATAGCTACGCCATTGCCAACAAACACTTCGAGAGCTCGGTCAAAGTAAACCGCGACGACATCGAGGACGACAACATCGGTATTTACGCGCCGCTGTTTACCGAGATGGGCCGCGCCGCTGCCGCCTTCCCCGATCAGCAGGTGTTCGAGCTGCTGAAAAAAGGCAACGCCACCCTGTGCTACGACGGCCAAAACTTTTTTGACACGGACCACCCGGTATTTGAAAAAGTGGACGGCACCGGCAACAAAACCTTGGTTAAAAACCTGTTTACCGCTACCGGCGGCACGCAGGGCACACCGTGGTATCTGCTGGACACCGGCCGCGCACTGAAACCGCTGATTTACCAAGAGCGCAAGGCCATGCAGTTTACCGCCATGACCAAAGGCGATGACGAGGGCGTGTTTATGCGCAACGAGTACCGCTACGGTGCCGACTGCCGCTCCAACGTGGGTTTTGGCTTTTGGCAGATGGCCGCGATGTCTACCGAGGCATTGACCCCGGAAAACTTTGCCAAGGTGTATGACGCCATGATCAGCCAAAAAGGCGACGGCGGCCGCCCGCTCGACATCAAGCCGACCCTGTTGTTGGTACCGACCACGATGGGCGATTTGGCCAACAGCATCATCAAGCCCGACAAATACGAGAACGGCAAATACAACCCGCATCACAACAAAGTGCAGGTTATCGCTACCCCGTGGCTGTTGTAACCCCCTTTTTACGGCGGCTTTAACCGGTTTAAAG